GACAGCCTAGGACTCTGTCAGCGCCGATATGGTAGCAGTTGTCAGCTGCATTTGTTACGGCGCACCATATGGAGGAGAGTTACTATCTCTCCTCCAAAACACACTTCCGGTTTTCATTATTTATAGCAGATATTTGTTTTTATATTTATATACCGTAAAGCTAATGTGTTTCCCCAATTGTCCTGCACACGGGGTGTTTGCGTGCATGTCAGTTATACTCCTCCTAGAGTGCCAGCAAGCTGGCGCCTTCCATTATTGCTTGGAAAGACTCATACCCGCGGTTTATTGCTAATACCGTGGAGTAGATGTGCTTTGCAGTCTTCACTATCTTACCAAAAGCATCGACACCTGACTGCACTATGGCAGATGGGTCGTTAATGCTCTGCGCAGAGGCAAACTCCAAAGGTAAACTCGGAGAATACCTAGCCTGCGTTTGCAACAGCGAGTTACTAGCACACAAATACTCGTTCACGTATGAAACACGGACTCGCAAGTTCGGTAACGACACGGGGAGTCCCTCAACCAATAGGAACACGCGCGGATGCCCTGTTCCCAGGGCAGTCGCTGTGATGGCATACCACGTTTCCGGTGTATACCTACACACAGCTGCTAAATTGCCCTCATGGGCCACAGACATCTCCGTGTAGTAGGGCTCGTCAGCCATATTGGCCAGAGTCCATCCCACTGCAGGAGGGTTGTCTGAAACACAGAGAGCAATAGAGCCCTTCGCCAGCTGCGCCTCTCCGATATACTCCACCTCCACCACCATCACCACCGGCCTCAGGGCTGAAAACGCAGCTGATATGGCTGTGTAATCGTCCCCGGCGTAGCCGGCGTTGATGGTGGAAATGGTTGTGGCTGTCAGAGAATGCTCCTGCCTGATGCTGTTTGGCATTGGCCGGATCTCCAACCAACCGTTGCCCGATGCATTGCAGGAATAATTCCAGTTCTGCACAGACTTAAACATCACTGTCGGTCTTGGGTTTGGGTCGGGGGGGTGTGCATAATCTAACTTCGCATTCTTCGGATCGATCAGAAGCCCAGCGTACGGGTGAATTAACGCATTGGACTTCTTCTTGCTTCTCTTCCTCTTGGGCTTGGTCTTTGGAACCGCGCCAGAGGGTTGGGATACAACAAGTGCAGTTGACTTGGACTTTGCTTTGGATTTCGCCATGAATGGGTGATGTCGGTAGAGCCGTGGTTCCAACTGTTTCCTTAGTTGGACGTGTTGGCACCCTCCACCAACTGGGTTCGTACTGCATCTATGAGAGAGAGGTACTTAACCTTCTCGGGCGAATATCTCAGTGTTTCCACCAAGGCTAGCCGCCGCATATCCCAAGATTCCTTGGAAGGCCAGGTGTACAAGAACTTAACAACGGCTTTAAGGCCGCGCGGGTTCTCGACTCGGTCCCCATAATAGTTCATGCCACAGAATTCAACATATCCGTTGTCCTCTATGGTCGTGATTTCTTTTATGAGTACGCCTAAGCGCGCATAGCGCGCCAGCGCTGTGCTTCTGTCCTCCTTCGGAATTGATTCAACGCAATCGTCCCCCATCACACCGACGCAAGGCTTCCCACCTAAGAATATTGGGTGTTCGGGGAAGGCGACCAAGCGGGCAATGGTTCGGTTCCTACTGTTTCCACTGCTGGTTCCATAAGAGCCTGACTTCTGGATGCCTGGCAACGTTTGCTCTATTAAAGAGCCGTCGTCCAAAATGAACACGCTACGCATAAGGCACAGCTGACGCTTCACAAACGGGTTCTCCCAGGGATGCAATTCCAGGAATCTAGCCCGAATAGTCGCGTCAGCCATTAACATCTTATGGTCTTGTGTCCAATCAAATGCACTGGCATCAGTACCCGCTTTATCTTCTATCCTATTAATCCTCCTTTCCGTTTCGGCAATTCCCGCATCGTTGGAGTCATGATTGCCCATTCCTGACATGCTTGGTATGCTCTGGAAATTGGCTATCTCCCTCCTATTCTGAGGTCCTTGCAGATGGCGCTCTATGCACTGATCGGCCAGAGACAGCGAAGCAATCAATCTGTACCTTCCAGCTTTAAGCTTGGAAACCTTGTGCGGCTCATTCTTCACGAACAATCGCACCGGGTCACAAAGACCCAAGCGGACCAGGTCCATTGACGAAAACCGCTTGAACTCATCCACCGGCACGGAATTAAGCAAGATCAGTCGCTCGGTCAGCACCGCAGCAAACTTCTCCGCCCCGTACAGAGCCAGGAAATCATTGTTCTCAGTGGCCATCATCAACCCGGGGTAACCCGGACTTGAATCTCCATTCAAGAATCCACCAGAAAGTATACGAGCGAATGACTCGTACACTTCCTCCACTCCCATCAGGGGAGCACCAGCCACCACGTCCTTGGGCCACGCCTCCAGGTACTTGTCTATAGCCTCCTCAAACTCAGCCCCGGTGGCCTCTGTTTCCAAAGGAAAGTACTTGGAGTGCGCCGCAAGCGACGTTACGATCGAGGCGACGGATCGGGGAGGCCGTGCGTATCCCGCCACAGTTGGATCAATTCCGCATGCGAGGGCATATGCGAGGCTGTCCTTGGACGCATGTCCGCTGACGACTCCACCGACTCGTTTACCCCACCGTTTGTAGACGGGGTTTTCTTCCTCTTCCTCCTCGATGACTTGGAGGGTTTTCCCCCTAATGGCTCCGGCGTTGGTTGCGCCGTAGTCTTCATTTGAAAGGAAACCCGCCGTTGTGAAGGCGTGCCACTCAGAGAGGTACTTGAACTCCCCTCTAAGGGGGAGCCCTGCTTCTTCCCACGCGTCACGCAGATTCCAGGAACGGGTGCAGCCTCCGGGGATGACTGCTCCCCATTCCCAAAATCCTGGGTCTTCGAGGATTCCGGGCGTATCATGACGCTTCCCATTTTGCCGATGCCCTTGGGCCTCGACCGGTCGTTCTGCGCCTCCCAATCGTCTTGAGTTGCCTCTTTGACGTTAGAGGGTCTATCGTCCTCATCCTCGTAGTCTCCCCACCTTCTTTTGCCTTTGGCCTTAGCGTCCATTTCAGCTTTGGCGTCTCGCTCCCGCACGGCAGCCAGCTCCTCCTCATCGCGCTCGCGCGCGGACCGAGAAACTGAGAACCCGTAATCATTACCACGATAAACGGTATTCCTACCGTTTTCGCGGTCTTGATCATGGAATTCTTCGGAGCCCTCCAAATTCTCAGAGGGATCGTACTCCTTCCATGGTTTGCTGTCCACCCAGGCTGATTCTGGTGTTAGCTTAGCCACACTAGACTTCACCGAGGACAGGAAGTGTGCGAACCTGCCCGCATCTGGTGGCTTATGTCGGGGGAAGTTGTAGAAACCCACATTCTTCTCCATGCCACCTGTGGTGCTTCCCACGTGAATCCCCACCATATATCCCGAGGCTAAGTAGGGTGAGCCGCTGGATCCAGGGGTTGTTGAACCCGCGAACAGCAGCTTACCCCCCCCGCAAACAGCTAACGAAGCGTGGGAATAACGATACTCTCCTCCGGTCTTATCCGGAGGGATGAACACCGTGGCCCAAGCTCCCGTCTTAACTGTCTCAGAATAGGCCGACGCGCGCAAACCTAACACTGACTGAGCATTCGCTGGGACTTTGAATTCCAAGCGCATCTCCTTCTTGCCAAACATGATGAGCTCCGTGGAGCGCAACAGGCTTTTGGTAGGTGCAAAGACCATCCGGTTACGAGAACCGTCCGGCCTTGCGGTCAGAGACATTAGGTAGCACGTTTCGCCCCCTTGCAATGCATCGCTGATGACGTGCTGAAGAGTGACCAACCTAAATCGATTCAACTCTCCTGGCGTCTTCACCAAGGCCGCGAAGCCGACGTGAACGTCATCCTTGTTGCAAACAGCTACCGTGGTGGAAGCCATCTTAGCGATGGTGGGATTACTACTAATGGGTTGGGGAGAATACCCCGGCCTAATCGACTCGCCGTTCAGCTTTACAACGCTAAAACTATCTTCGCGTTTTAAAGCCGCATCGAGGCATTTGGCCAACTTGGCCGTGGCATCCTCCTCAATTGGAACCACCTGTACGACAGCTGTGCGAGCAAAGCGCTGGTGCACTTCCTTGGCCGAGCCTTCAACCGAGTAGAATCCCAGCAAAGCTAGGAGATCCGGACTTGATCGGCCCGTTCCGGTGCGCATGTCCTCAACA